AGCCGAATTTACACACAAGGAGAAGTCTTATGGCTGCCCTACGGTCAATCGCCGAAGCAACGAGCGAGTTTGACGAGCTAGAGGGCCTGAAAGCACTTGCGACGCGCCTTGCGATGGAGCTGGACGCATGCGACGAGCCGCGTCTGGTGCCGCAGCTTGCGCGTCAGTACCGCGAGACGCTTGGACGCATCGCGGTAATCGAGGGCGGTGTTGATGACGATGACGAGATTGCTGCCATCATCCTACGCAACAGGCAACCAGCTGCCGACTAGCATTGTCGTGCCTGAGCACGACTCAAACGACGTGCTTGATGTGCTTGACCTGCTCTCCGAAGCTGGGTTCGAGTGCATGGACTGGCAGGCGCTTCTGCTCGAAACGTGGATGGGCGTTCGCGCGAATGGCAAGTGGGCCGCGCCGTCCTGCGGCAACGAAACGCCAAGGCAGAACGGCAAGACGCGCTGTATCCAAGGTCGCTCTGCTGCCGAAATGCTGTTCTATGACGGCACGGTGATTTACACCGCGCAGCTGCAAAAGACCTCTACGGAGACGTTCGAGGAAATGGCGCAGCTCATGGACACCAAGGCGCTGCGCAAGTTCCTAGCGCCGAACGGGATACGTACCGCGCTTGGCCGCGAGGAAATCAGGCTGAAGAGCGGCGCGCGCATGAAGTTCCTTGCGCGGACGCGCAACGGCGGCAACGGACAGCACGGCTCGCTGCTCATCTTTGACGAAGCCCAATACCTAGACAAGCAGGCACAAGGCTCGTTTCTCGCCGCGATATCTGCGTGCAAGACGCGACGCGGGCCGCAGACAATCTACAACGGCAACTCGCCTGAGGACGGCGATAACAGCGTTGTCTTCGAGCGCATCCGCTCTGACGCGCTGCAAGGCCGCACGAAGCGCACGGCATGGACGGAATGGAGCATCGGTGCGAGTCTCGAATTGCCCGACGTGTCCGACCGCGCCATATGGGAGCGAACCAACCCATCGCTCGGCATCCTGATTTCGATGGACACCGTTGAAGCCGAGTTTGAGTCAGAAGACCCTGAGCAGTTCGCGCACCAGCGTCTTGGCTGGTTTGCGACGAAGGAGGACGCGGACAGGCTCATTTCTGGCGAGTCATGGGACGCATGCGAGATTGCAGACCCGCCCGAGGGCTTCACGAAGCTTGCCTACGGCGTGCGCTTCACGCCTGATGGACGCAGCGTCTCGCTGGCCGCAGCAGCGACCACCACGGCGGGCGCACACGTCGAGTTCATGCGCACGGAGCCGACGGTCGCTGGCATCGGATGGCTCGTTGATTGGCTCGTGGCGCGCAAGGACAGGGCTGCGGCGGTTGCCGTGGACGGGCGTGCTGACGCGACCGACCTTGCGCAGCAGCTCATTAAGGCGGGCATGCCGAAGCAGGCCGTCATGGTCGCTCGCACGCAGGACGCGATCACGGCAGACGCGATGCTCGTGAACGCGATTAACGACGGCACGCTAACGCACCTGGACGATTCAGCGCTCACCGAGAGCGCTTTGGGCGCTACTCGGCGCGCGATAGGCAAGGACGGCGGCTATGGCTTCGGCGGCGAGTGTCCAGAGCGGCTGGACGCTTGCGCGCTGGCGCTGTGGGCCGCGAGAACGACCAAGCGCGACCCTAAGCGCAGGGGAAGGATTGGATGATGCAACCTAATCTCTGGCAACCGCTGAGTGCCGCGACGGTGGACCTCAGCGGCATCAAGCAGGCCGACGGGCTGACCGAAGAGACGGCGTGGCTCGCCGGCATCCTCGTGGACGAGTACGCGGAGCATGCGTCGCACAACGAGACGCTGCGTCGCTACTACGACGGCAAGGTTATCGTCTCAGATTACGGCGTTGGCGCTGACATTCCGAACGACCAGACGTGCCATTGGCCGAGCAAAGCCGTGGACGCGCTTGCCGACCGCATCACGTTGGAGCGCTTCAACACGCCCGACGATTACGACGATTCGGCGCTGCTGTCCATCTTGGACGGCTCCAACGTGGTCAACGCCTACAACCGACACCTTGCGCCGAAGCTGCTCTACGGATGCATGGCCGCTACCGTGACCCGCAACCGCGCGGGGCATGCCGTCGTTCGCTTCCATAGCGCGGAGACGTTCACCGCCATCCCCTCCCCTGATGGGAAGGAGGGCGTTGTCGGCGCTGGACTCGCAATCGCCCGCATCGAGCGGACACCGTGGAGCAACGGAACCCCCGTGCCGACCATCGTGAACCTGCACCTCCCCGGCAACGTCGTGGAGCTGCGTCAGGTGGCGGCGGGGCAATGGATGGCTGAGGACGGCTTCACGCCAGAATCCGAACCGTCGCTCTACGTATTCTGCCATGACGGTACTGGCACGATGAACCCCTTCGGGCGCACGCGCATCACGCGGTTTGTGCGCGCGCTTACCGACGATGCAATCCGTTGCATGTGGCACATGCAGGTGGCGGGCGCGTACTACAGCGTGCCAAAGCTGGCGCTGCTCAACCTGCTCCCAGAGCAATACGAAGCGGTTGTAGACAACAAGCTGAAGTACCAGCTTGACCGCGTTATCGCCACCGAGATTGACGAGAACGGCGATGCGAAGACCGCCATCCAGCAGCTCTCTGGCAACTCGCCGCAGCCGTTCGTGGACGAGCTGCGAGCGCTTGCGTGCCAGTTCTCTGGCGCGACGGGCGTACCGCTCAACTCTCTCGGCATCGTGCAGGACAACCCGTCCAGCGCGGAAGCAATCGGCGCGTCGCGCGAGGATATCTGCCTTATCGCCCAGCGCGATATCGAAGCAGACCGCAAGACCATCGAGCGCGTGATGCGCGCGGCGCTTGCCGTCGAGCGCAACGTGACCACCGACCAGCTGGACGAGAGCGATCGCAGCATCACGGCGAGCTTCGCCGACCCGCTCATCCATTCCCGCTCAGAGATGGCCGATTGGGTGGTAAAGGTCAATGCGGTTCGCCCTGGGTTCGGACAGACCGACGTGGCCGCGCGCATGGTTGGCATCAGCGACGCAGACCTAGACGCGGTGAAGAGCGACGAAGCGCGCGCAGCGTCCAGCGCGGCGTTCAACGCCATCTTTGGCGGTGAGTAGCGGTGGCAGAGATTCCGAGGGCCTATATCGACCGCTTCACGCAGGCGATTAACCAGCTCTCGGACGAGTCACGCGCGATGCTTGCCGAAGAGCTGGCTGGCATCGACATGTCGCAGGACGTTGCGACCATCCGTGACCAAGCCATCGAAATCATGCAGAAGTGGTGTGGCGGCGCGACCGACATGGTGGCGCTGCTCGCCGCTGAGTTCTACAGCGGACTGCGCGAGATTGAGATTGGCGAAGCGTCCACTCCGCTTGCGTTGAGCGGGCGCGTCCCCGAAGCAACGAGCGAGTCCGTGCGGGCGTTCGCGCAGCGCATCGTGGATGGTGACCAGCAGGGATTCATCGACCTATGTGCGGAGCGGCTGGACTACGAAATGCGCGTATCGGCTGCGAACACCGTTATCGAGAACGGCAGGCGCGACAGGCGAAAGCCTAAGTATGCCCGCGTCCCCACTGGCGCTGAGACGTGCGACTTCTGCCTGATGCTCGCTTCGCGTGGATACGTCTATTCGAGCGAGGTTGGCGCAAGCCACACGCACAACGGCTGTGATTGCCGTGTTGTTCCGTCGTGGGGCGGCTCAAAGGTCGAGGGATACGACCCAAAGGCCATTAAAGAGCGCTGGCAGGAAGCCATCGACACCGAAGCCAAGGAGCGAGCCGAGCGCAATGGCACGACCGTTGCCGACGAGCGCCAGCGAATCATGGACGGATACAAGCGCTCCGCAGCCACCGCGCGCGCAAGGCGCAAAGCACGTTAAATCGACTACAGCTTTACCGAATCAGGCCCCGCAAGGGGCCTTTTTCATACCCACGCAATGCGACGGGCGGTGAATCGTCGCACCGACACCCGCTAGGGCGGGGCGAAAGGAGGGCGCAATGCCCAACGAAACCACTCAGAGCACGTCTGAGGTCACCGAACAGACTGGCGCAGCTGCCCAGTCTGGCGAGCGCACCTTCACGCAGGAGGAAGTCAACCGCATGGTCGGCGATGCCCGCACGAAGGAGCGCAAGAAGTACGAGGGATTCGTGGACGGCTCCAAGGTTGCCGAGCTGCAAGCGCAGGCAGAGAGCGCCCAGAGAGAGCTGGACGAGCTGAGGGCGCAGCAGGCCCGCACCGAAGCGGTTGCGACCGCAGCGGGCAAGGCTGGCGTTCCCGTCGAGGTTATCCAGATGCTCAACGGCACCGATGCCGACGCTCTGACCGAGCAGGCGAAGCAACTGCTGAAGCTGCTCCCCGTCCATCCCACGCGCACAGACGATGGCGGCGCACGAGCGACCGCCAAGAAGACAGCAGCCGACACGTTCGCCGAATTGCTCGGCGGCATCGGCAACTAGCAGAAAGGGCTAACTATGCCTACCACTTACTATGACGTTTCCCGCCAGTCCTCCAACGTTGCCCTCCCTGCCGACGTTTCGCAGGAGGTTTGGGGCGCTGTTGCCCACCAGTCCGCTTTCATGCAGCTTGCTCGCCGCATCAACATCCCCGGCACTGGCACCACCATCCAGACCATCACTGGCGAGCCGCAGGCCAATTGGGTCGCTGAGACTAACGCCAAGCCCGTCTCCGCTCACACCTTCGGCAAGAAGGCCATCACGCCGTACAAGCTCGCCGTGATCGAGGCTTTCTCCACCGAGTTCCTGCGTGACAAGCGCGGCCTGTACGACGAGTGCGTGCGCCGTCTGCCCAGCGCCCTCGGCAAGAAGTTCGACTCCACCATCATGAGCGCGACCGCACCCGGCTCTGGCTTCGACGTTCTTGGCACTGGCGTCTCATCCACCAGCCTGCTCCCCGATGCCACCAACGGCATCTCCGTCTATGACCGCTTCGTTGCCGTCGATGGCGCTATCTCCGCAGCCGACGGCATCATGAACGCCATCGCCCTCGCTCCGCAGGGCAAGAGCATCGTGCTCGGCGCGACCGACCAGATTGGTCACCCGCTGTTCACTGCTGGCGTTGGCTCCAACACCGTCGGCACCATCCTCGGCGCTGACGTTGCCGTGAACAAGGGCGTTTACGTCGCTGGCACCGCCGCTGCTGGACAGACCGCTGGCGTTCCCGCCGTCGTGGGCGTGGCTGGTGACTTCTCTGGCGTTGTCTGGGGTTCCGTCGAGGGCGTCAAGATGAGCGTCTCCGACCAGGCAACCATCGTTGACGGCAGCTCCAACACCATCTCGCTCTGGCAGAACAACATGGTTGCGATTCGCTTCGAAATCGAGGTCGCTTTCGCTTGCCTTGCCAAGAGCCAGCTGATGCTGCTCACTGGCGCTACTCCCTCAGCCTAAGCCATGAAGCTACAGGCACCTAACGGCGTTGTCGTGGACGCTGCCGAGGACGCGGTGGCGCAGCTCAAGGCCAACGGCTTCAAGCCGCTGGACGAGCCTAAGCCCGCTCCCAAGCGCCGCGCTCCGCGCAAGACGCAGAAGCCGCAAGACAAGTAACTAAGGGGGTGGCCGTCGTGTCCTACGCGACCATCGAGCAATACGAAGCGAGGTTCGGCGAGGTTGCCGACGAATCGCTGCTCCAAGAGTGCCTGAACGACTGCACGGCCACCATCCAAGCCGAGCTGGACAGGCGCGGTGTGGACTACTCCGACCCGTCAGAGACGTTCGCTGAGCGGCTTATGATCGTCTGCCGCTCTATGGCAAACCGTGTCATGCCCACTGGACAGGACGGCGCGTCCGATGTTCCCGTTGGCATCACGGCGCTCACCGCGACGGCGGGGCCGTACTCACGCACGTACAGCTTCGCGTCAACCTACGGCACGCCCAAGATGCTCCCCTCCGAAATGGCCCTGCTGGGCATCGGGGGCGGGCGCATCGGGTGTGGCCTTATGGCTGGGCGGTAGCTCATGTGGCCGACAGTGGCCGCGACGGTCTATCTCAGGAATTGGGAAGCGAAAGACCGTCTCGGCAACCACATCGAGGACTACCGCCCGCCTGTGCAGGCGCAGGTGCTCGTCGCTCCCGGCTCAACGAACGACCTCAGCGAGTCAAGGCCCGAGGGCGTGCGCGTCGACCTCACGCTCCACTTCACGAAGGAATGGACAGACCCTCAGTCGCTTCGCGGCGCTAAGGTGTCTCTCCCCGCTCCGTGGGCTGGCACGTTCAAGGTGGTGGGAATCCCCGAAGCCTACGTGCCGTCGCTCGTGCCTGGGGCGCTCTACCTCCCAGTGGAGGTGCAGGCATATGACGGTTAGGTACAAGCCGAATCCGAAGTTCAAGAGCGCAATCCTCAACTCGTCTGGCGCGATGCAGGTGGTGAACGCGCAGGCCGCGCGAATCCATAGCCGCGCGTGCTCGATGTTTGATGCGTCTGACTACGTGCTCAAAAAGGCATCGCGCGCTGGCAAGACTCGTTGCCACGCTTTCGTTGCCACTGGTGACGTTCACGCGATGCGCTCCAACGCCTTGCATATGACGCTCGAAAAGTCTCTGGGGAGGTAGCGCATGTGGTCTTCGCTAGAGGCGGTGGTCAACTGGACGGCTGGCGCGCTGTCCATGCCCTCCGCGACCTATCCGCAGGCTGAGGGGCCGTACCCGTTCGCGGTGGTCAACCGCACGGGCGGCGAGTGCGCCTATCCGCACGACTACCCGCGATACACCGTCCAGATTTGGGCCGAGAGCGACGCTGAGGGCGAGTCAACGGCGTTCGACCTTGCGCTTGCGCTCCCGTCCATCACTGGTGCCGACGAGCGCATCAACGCAGTTGGCGCGCCCGAAATCACGCAGCTTGGCCTTATCGACGGCGGCGGTTTCGTGTGGCAGGTCAGCTTCGACCTCGCAACCAACATCTACAGCAACTAACCCCACCGAAAGGGGGAAACAATGCCCATTAATGCAGTGAACGTCGTTGTTGGCGCTCCTGAACAATCCAGCACCGTCGGCGCGGTGAACTGGGCGGCAACCAACGCCACCATGCCCACCGACGCTAAGACGGCGCTCCCCGCAGCAACGTGGACGAGCGGCGGCTATGTCTCCACCGACGGCGTTTCTCTGTCCATCGAGCACGGAACGACGAGCATCCAAGACTGGTCGCTCGGCCACATCCGCACGTTGCTTGAGGACTTCACCGGCACCGTCACCTTCACGTTCGTGCAGACCGACTACAACGCCCTGTGCGCAATCTTCGGCGAGTCCAACGTGACCAAGACCGATGCCACGTCCAGCGCAGGCACGCTCATCAAGGTTGCCATTGGCCCCGAGCTGGCTCCCGCTAAGGCGTGGTGCTTCAACATGAAGGACGGCAACCAGCGCATCCGTCTGGTGCTCCCCAACGCGCAGCCGACGCTTGACGGCGATATCACGTTCGTTGCCAACGAGCCTATCAGCTGGTCTGTGTCGCTGGACTGCAACATGGACGGCAACGGCAAGTCCATCTATTTCTACTACGACGATGGCGTGACCACCGCCTAAGGAGCGCACAACATGGCAGAAGTAGCGCGTATCGACTTCGAGAGCATCGAGCGCCCGTACATCATCGTCAACCTTGCGGGCGAAGAGAAGCACCTACCCATCACGTTCGACAGCGCGGATATGGAGATTGTCGGCGGTGCCGCTGACGCGGGCGAGGGCTTCAAGAAGTTCTTCGCAAAGTATCTCGGCGATGTTGTCTACCAGCTCGGTGACAACCAGCTTTCGCAGTTGCTGAAGGTCTGGAACGAGCAGCGCGGGCTTCTGAACGAGCCTGACTTGGGGGAATCCTAAGCCTTGCCGTGATCGTGGCGCTGCACGGCGGGGCGCTCCAATACGACCTCATGACCAAGACGCGCTATCTCTTGTCTGACCTAGGCGGGGCGCTCACTTCGAGCGCCCTGCTTTCTTTTGTGCGCTACCTCCCGCCCGACTCCGCGCTGAAGCAGGAAATGAACCCCGACAACGAGTGGATGAGCGGCATCCACAACGACATGCTGCTTGCCGCCATCTACGACCAGATATCGGCGTTTCAGTACCAGTGGATGCGCGCGAACGGCGGCAAGCCGAAGAAGCCGAAGCCGATGCCGCGCCCTGGAATCAAGGACAGCACGCAGCGCATCGGCAAAGACCCAATCGAAATCACCGATTTTGACGAGTGGTACTACGGAGGTGATTAGCAATGGCAAATGCCGAGGTAGGCAGCGCGTATGTGTCCATCTACCCGCAGATGGACAAGAGCTTCGCGGGCGATGTTACGGGCGCTCTCGAAGAGACTGGCACGCTTGGCGGCACGCTCTTTGGTGACGGCATGCTCGCAAGCTTCGCTGGCATGGCCAGCAAGATTATCGCCGCTCTCGGCCTTGTCGAGGTCGCGCAGAAGATTGGCGAGGTCGGCAAGCAGGCGCTTGACGCTTATGCGTCCAACGAGCAGCTGTGGGGCGGCGTTCAGAAGCTTTTCGGCGCTAGTGGCATGTCCGTGGAAGACTACGCGGCATCAGTCGGAAAGTCGGTTGACGAGATACGCGGCGAGTACGACCAGCTGAAGCTGGCCGAGAGCCAAGTGTCCGTGAACGCGCGTCAGGCGTTCGAGACGGCGGGCATGTCCGCGAACGACTACATGGATACGGTGACCGGCTTCTCCGCGTCGCTCATCAACTCGCTGGACGGCGATACCGTAAAGGCAGCGTCGCAGGCTGACAAGGCCATTCGTGACATGTCCGACAACGCCAACACGTTCGGCACCGACATGTCCAGCATCCAGAACGCCTATCAGGGGTTCGCCAAGCAGAACTACACCATGCTCGACAACCTCAAGCTGGGCTATGGCGGCACCAAGGAAGAGATGCAGCGACTTCTCGATGATGCCGAAGCAATCAGCGGCGTTCACTACGACATTTCCAGCTACTCGGACGTTATCGACGCTATCCACACGATTCAGGAAGAGCAGCACATCGCGGGCACCACCGCGAACGAAGCGGCTGATACCGTCGAGGGCAGCACCAAGGCCATGAAAGCGTCATGGACTAACTGGCTCACCGAGCTAGGCAGCTCCGACGCTGACATGGAGACAGTCTCGCAGCAGCTCGCGGAAACCGTCGTTAACGCGGCGAGAAACGCGCTGCGCGTAATCGGCAACATCATCAAGAACGGAATTCAGGCGCTCCCGATGGTGCTGTCCAGTCTCGGACAGGCGATTCTTGACGCGATTGGCTGGGACGAATTCGCGGAAAAGGCCATGACCGCGTGGGCCGACATGCGGGCCAAGATTGACGCGAAGCTGCTGGAAATCGAGACGGCGGTAGCTACCAAGTGGGAAGAAATCAAGACCGCACTCTCCGAGAAGCTGACCTCCATCAAGGAGGGAATCGCGCTCGGATGGGAGAACGTCAAGACCACGGCAACGGAGAAGTGGGAAGCAATCAAGGCCGCAATCTCCGCTAAGTGGGATTCCATCAAGCTTGCCGTCACCACGGCCATCACCAACCTGAAGACCAGCGTAACGACGGCATGGGACAACGTGAAGTCGGACGCAACGGCCAAGTGGGAAGCCATCAAGACGGCCATCAGCTCGAAGGTGGACAGCGCGAAGACCGCCGTATCCGACAAGTTCAACCAAATCAAGACCACGATTTCGGGCGTGTGGGACTCCATCAAGAGCACGGCATCATCGAAGTGGGAGTCCATCAAGACAACCATCAGCGACAAGATTACGGCGGCGAAGAACAAAGTCTCGGACATGATTAACGCCATCAAGGGGCTTTTCAATTTCCACATCTCGTGGCCGCATATTCCCTTGCCGCACTTCAGCGTGAGCGGAAGCGCCAACCCGCTCGACTGGCTCACCAACGGCGTGCCGCATATCAGCGTCGACTGGTACGCCAAGGGCGGCATCTTCAACGAAGCGTCGCTGATTGGCGTTGGCGAGGGCAGAAGCCCCGAAGCCGTCCTCCCGCTCAATGACCGCACGCTCGGCAACATCGCTGGACTCATCGCAAACAAGATGCAGCCCGCGGGCGCTGGCGTCGTGGTCACAGGCAACACGTTCGTCGTGCGCAAGGAGTCCGACATTCCCGCGATTGGCCGCGCAATCAACCAAGAAGCAGAGAGACGCAGGAGGGCCAAGCTGTGAGCTGCTATCCAGTGCTTTTCGACGGCCACGACCTAGGCTCCCTGTTCGCAATCGAGTACCACATGGAGCGCAACGTCGGTAAGTGGACTCCAAACCTCATCGAAGCGCCCTCAGCGATGGGGGCGCTTTTCGGTGGCACGCAGACCAATCCCGTCACGATCACGATGGAGCTATACACGTTCGCAAAGACGCGCGACGAGCGACAGGAAGCGCTGCGCACGCTCGCTGGGTGGCTGGCCGTGGACGAGCCGAAGATGCTGCAACTCGGGGACGAGGGCGGGCGCTACCGCATGGCCGTGCCCACCGACGAGCAGCCAATCGAAGCGTTCCTGAACGCTGAATCGGTAAGCGTCTCGTTCGTATGCCCAGACCCGCGACTGTACGGCGAAGAGCACACCGTGACCGTCCCCGCGAACGGGAGCGTGACGTTCCTAGTCGGTGGCACCGCGCCCACCATGCCAACGATATCCGCGAACGTCGGCACGTCGGCGGTGGGCGAGCAGTGGCGGCTCGCGCTGGAGGACGGCACGTACCTGCTCTATGAGTCAACCAGCGACGCGGCGTCCAGCATGCCAATGACCTACGACTGCGCGAACCGCATCGTGACGCGCGGACAGAACGTGGTCATGCTACCGCCGCAAGCCGACTGGCTGACGCTCAGCCCCGGCGAGCACACGTTGGCCATGACGGGTGACGCGACAAGCGGTGACGCGACCGTGACCTACCGCGAGATGTGGTGGTAGGCATGGACGCACCGCGCATCATCATCACGGCGCACGACGGCACGGCCAAGGGTGATTTGGACGCACGCAAGGTCATCGAGCTAACCACCGTGGCCGAGGTCAACGGAGAGCACTCCATGACCATCACCACCATGCAGGAGCTTGCGAAGGGCGATAGGCTGCTCCACCACGACGGCATGGGCGTGTGGCACGAGTACGTGGTCGAGTCCATAGAGTCCACCCACGAGACGGCTGGCGTGGTCACGCATACGTACTGGTGCCCGTGGAGCGTCCAGCACGACCTGAGCGGCACGTTCGTCACGACGATGCCTGGTACTGGCGGCACGCCCGCGACGGCATCGGAAGCGCTTCTAGCGGCGCTCACGGGCACGGCACGATGGACGCGCGGAGAGGTCGGCATAACGACCACTGGCAGCGCGTCGTTCTGGCGCATGAGCGGCTGGGAAGCGTTGCAGGAGCTGGTGAGCGTGTGGGGCGGCGAGGTTCGCGCCGATATCACGGTTGGCAGCGCGGGCGTTGTGTCGCGCAGCGTGTCGCTCGTCTCGCACGTGGGCAGCTCCACGGCATCGCGGCGATTCGACTACGGCTTTGACACGAGCGGCATCACGCGCACCGTGGCCGACCAGCTATGGACGGCGCGGGTAATGCCGCTTGGAGCCGCGCAGCAGACCGACACGGGCGGCTATGGCCGCAAGATAACCATCGAGGACGCGAACGACGGCGTTGCGTGGATTGAGAACCCCGCCACCGCCAACCTCACGCGCGTGCCTGACGGCTCGGGCGGCTGGGAGTATCCCGTCCAAGTCGTCGAAAACGGCAACTGCAAGACCGCCGACGAGCTGCTTGCGTGGGCCACCGAGAACTTGGACGAGTGGACAACCCCGAAAGTCAGCTACGAGGCCGACGTTATCCAGCTCTCTCTCGCTGGCATGGACGCTCACGGCGTTGCCGAGGGTGACGAGGTTGCGGTGGTTGACCGCACCTTTGGCACCGATGGCTTGCGCATCAGCGGGCGTGCGCTGCGCATCGAGGAGGACTTGCTGCAACCGTCCAACACGAGCATCACGATCACGAACCTGCGCGACACGCTAGGGGACACGCTCGGGGACTTGGCGCGTGCCAACGCATCCACCGAATCGATGGTCACCAGCATGGGCGCGTACCAATCGTCCAGCGACTACATCAGCTCGCTCTTGGCCCGCCTCAACTCCGAGGCCAACGCGACGGGCGGCTACACCTACATCACCGAGGGGCAAGGCATCCGCACCTACAACGTGCCCGTGTCAGACCCGCTCGTGGGCGCGGAAGCGACGAGCTGCGTGGAGGTCAAGGGCGGCACCATCCGCATCGCCACCAAGCAGACCGCAGACAGCGACTGGGACTGGCGGCTCGTGTTCACGGACGGCCACGTGGTTGCCGAGATGGTGACCGCGCTCAACGTGACGGCTGGGTGGATTCAAGGCATCAACGGAACCTACATCGACCTCGACTCCGGCACCGTCCTGCTGGGCAATGCGCAGGGGTTCCACATGGTGGCCGACAGCACGGAGCTGGGCTTCTACCAAGGGCAGACCCGCGTGGCCTACGTGAGCAACGAGATGCTGTACGTCCCGCTGGCGGTCGGCGTCAACGCAATACAGGTCGGAGACGGCGAGAACACGTCGTGGCAGTGGAAGCTGCGACGCAACGGAAACTTCCAGCTCAAATACGTGGGAGCAGGTGAATAAATGGCAACAGTCTATGGAGCATGGACAGGCCCGGGCGGCGCATTCCGCTCGGTGCTCGTCTACACGCTCACCGAGACGGACACGAGCGTGACCATCAGCACCACGCTCAGAATCCAGACGAAGGACTACACCATCGTCGACACGCCCATCAGCGGCACCACCACCATCGGCACGGGAAGCGGGGCGAGCAGCAGCGCGACCATCCGCAACGCGGCAGCCAACACGACCACGACCATCCTTTCCAAGACGCGCACCTACGCAAAGACCACCGCAAACCAGACCATCGCGCTCAATGGCGCTGTCACCCTCATCGGCGCGACTTCCACCGCGTCCGTCACGGTCACCGTGATGCGCTTCTCGTACCCCGTGACCTACGACGCGAACGGCGGTGACGCTGGCAGCGTACCAGCGGCGCAGACGAAGTGGTGGGGAACGAACCTCACGCTCTCGTCCACCGTCCCGACGCGCCCAGGCTGCACGTTCCTCGGCTGGGCAACGGCGGCTGACGGCACGGGCACGGCATACGCCGCTGGGCAGGTCTACACGGGCAACCACGCGCTGGCGCTGTACGCCATGTGGCTGGGCGTTTCGGTGCCCACCATCGAGACGCAGCGCACCGACAGCGAGGGCGCGGAGGCTGACGAGGGCACCTACGGCACGCTATCCGCGAGCTGGCAGGTCATAGGCTCCCCCGCAGCGGACGTTGCGGTGGTCGCTACCAACGTCAACACGGGCGCGACCATCGCGCTCTCGGGTGACGCAAGCGGAAGCAAGGCCGCGCAGCAGGCGCTCACGGGCAACGTCTCGGCGCTGTTCGGCGCGGACGAGGGCGAGAGCGGGGCGCTGGACACGGACACGCGCTACACCATCCGCGTCACCGTCACCGCGACCGCGCTGAACGCCTACAGCGGCTCCACGGTGAGCGCAACGGCCACGTCCTACATCACCTACGCCTACATCACGATGGACTTCCGCGTGGGCGGGCGCGGCGTTAGCTTCGGCAAGACCGCCGTGCGTGACGGCTTCGACATGGCGATGGAGCCCTTCTACGCCAAGGTGCCCGCGCAGCACGACACCGACCTGCTGAGCCACGCCATCGCGTCCATCATCGCTGCCAACGACAGCGACGTGACCATCACGAGCGCCACCGTCAAGACGTGGGGCAAGGTGGCCCAGCTGTACATCAACTGGACGAACAAGGCCGCCATCACCGTGCCCGCGAGCGGCAACATCAGCAACGTGACCATCGGAACCATCGCGGAGGGGCTGCGCCCCGCCATCCTGACCGCCGCGCACTCGTATGGTGACAGCGCGGGCGCGGCGTGGTACTACGTCTCGCCCAACGGCACCGTCCAGCTCGGCGCGATGGAGGGCACGGGCACGAAGCGCACCATCGCGGCAAACACCACGTTCAACCTGCTCTGCACCTACATCCTCGCGTAAGGAGGGGACATTGAACACGTTCAATTTGCGGCTTGACCTAGACAAGTCAAGCGCGATTCAGGTGGTGACGCTGCGGCAGGGTGACGTGGACGGCACGACGGTCAGCGCGACCGTGTACGACCACGGCGCTCTCGCAGACCTCAGCGGCATCTCGTCGGCGTACATCGAGTTCGCGCTACCTGACGGCACGCACTACTACCGTGGCAGCGCGGTCGGCGCTGGTTCAGGCTATCTGCAAATTCCTACGAGCAACGGTAACCCGACCAAGAACGGCGCTCTTAGCGGAACTGGAAACACGCTACGTTATCAAGCGCCAAACGGCACGCTTTACCAGCTTGACATGACACAGGTTTAGTAAATGGGATGAGGTGACGAGATGATTCGAGTCTTCGGAACCTCCCCTCGCACTAAGGAGCGCCCATGCAATCCCTGACACCCATCGTGACGTGGGCCGCGCCCATCGCGCCCGCGCAGATTGGAGAAACGATGCAACCCTTCGAGTATTTCATCGTCCCCATCATGGACGATAAGGCGCAGGTGGCAATCATCGCGCTCATGACCCTTGCGCTGATGGACGTGCTGTTCGGCGTGGTCAACGCCATGTTCGTCCAGCACGACTTTAGCTCCCACGAGCTGCGCGCGGGGCTCATCCGCAAGCTGGGCAACCTCGGCATGGTGGCGATGGCAGACGTTATCGACGCGATGCTGCTGGGTGGGCTTGAGCTGGGCGTGCAGCCCGTGCTGCTCACCATCACGCTCTCGCTGGCCGTGATGGAGGTCATGAGCCTGCTTGAGATATTCGCGGAGATGCACCCTGAAATCAGCGACGCGCCGTGGTACCAGATGCTGCTGCGATCAAAAGAGGGATTGAAGTGAGCGGCACAGCAGCAGATGTAATCAGCGTTGCGAAGTCGTTCCTTGGCACGTCGGACGGCGCTCAGTTCTTCGCCGTGTTCGGCGAGCCTGACCGTGGCCCCTACTGCGTGGCCTACGTCCGCGCGGTAATGAAGCTGGCGGGCGTTGGCTTCCCATGGCACACGTGGTACGCATGGGACTACGGAGACGCGCCCAACCCCATCGCGCCGAGGGACTTTCAGATGGCCGATGGCGTGTCGTTCGACTGGCCCGACGATGAGGGCCAACGCGACGGCAAGGGTGACCACGTGGGCATCTTCGAGCGCTTCGAGACGCGCGACGGCGTGGAGGGCTTCTGGTCTTACGAGGGCAACACGTCGGGCGGCATCGTGGACTACAAGTGGCGTCCATTGAGCTGCGCCATCTGCGGCATCCGCCCATCGTTCGCCGAGAGCGGCGGCGAGTGGCGCAAGAGCGGCGAGCGCTGGTGGTGGGCCTACCCCGATGACTCATGGCCAGCAAACGAGTGGAAGCACATCAACGGCCACTGGTACTACTTCGACGCGCAAGGCTGGATGGTTACTGGCTGGGTGCATTGGGGCGATGCATGGTACTGGTGCGACAAGACCAAGGGCAGCACCGAGGGCCAGATGCTCGCCAGCACCTGCATCCACGACGGCACGGGCTGGTACGCCCTCGGCTCGTCCGGCGCGATGCTCACCGACGTGCAGACCAACCCCGAGCACGACGGCACCTATGGCCGCTTGCTTCTGTAAGGAGGACACATGATTCGCTACACCACGCCCACCGACGAGCTGGTGGTCAAGGGCGTTGACCTCACTGGCTACGAGGTGTGGGCATCCTACCGACAGCGCAGCAAGAAGCTGGACGTGAACGCGGTGGACGTGTCATTCGATGGCACGGATACCACCATCCTCGTGCCGCTCACCCAGGAGCAGACGGGAACCTTCTACGCGGGGCAGGTGTCCATTCAGGTCAACTGGCTCACGCCCGAGGGCAAGCGCGACGCGACCACGATCAAGACCGTCGAAGTCGGCGCAAACCTGCTGGATAGGGTGATGGAGTATGGCAACTGAGCTAATCGTCGGCGGGGCCACGCACGCCACATTGGACGTGCAGCCCCGCGCACCCGTCGAGTGGGGCAAGGCCGAGTACATCCAAGTCATAGCGGGTGACGCGCCGCGCTACGACGGGCCATACGAAGTCACGCCGAGCGCGGACGCGCAGACGCTGGACACGAGCGGGCTGGTCATGACGGAAAACGTCACCGTCAACCCGATACCGAGCAACTGGGGGCTGATTGGCTGGAACGGCGCAGTCCTCACCGTGAGCTAAGGAGCAAACATGGCACAGAACGTCGTAATCAATGGCGTAACCTATCAGTCCGTACCCGAGGTGGACATCCCCAAGAGCGGTGGCGGCACCGCCAAGTTCTATGACACGGCGGGCGCGACGGCCACCGCAGCCGACGTGCTGGACGGTAAGGCATTTTTCGGCGCGAGCGGCGCTGGCACTGGCAGCATGGCAAGCAACGGCGCGACGGGCGGAACCATCAGCACCAAGAGCGGCACCGTCACCATCCCCGCGGGCCATACCACGGGCGGCACCGTCTCCATCGCGTCGGCGGCGGTATCCGACCTCACGGCGGCGAACCTCCTGCAAGGCAAGACCGTGCTCGGCGTGGCGGGAACGCTGGCGCTCCCGTCCATCTCGCAGGACGCGACCACGAAGGTGCTCACCATCTCGTAAGGGGGCATCCATGGCATCAACGGCGAACATCGACCTCATGGGCGCGACGTACCCCGACGTGCCAGCGGTCACGCTGCCGACGCACGAGGGCGGCATGGCCACGTTCTGGCTCGACGGCGGGGGCACCGACGGCGACGACCTCGCATACGGCGGCGCATACGTCGGCACGGCAGTCGTAGGAAGTGCCGTACTAGCGAGTTAGGAGGAACGCATGGCATACACGCCTATCAACTGGCAGACGGGTGACACCATCACTGCCGACAAGCTCAACAAGATGGACAATGGGTGGGGTTTCGAGAGTACGCAACTTTTTAGCGAGACGGTGACCACGGTAGAATCTAGCGGAATGAACAGAGCCGAACTTGCCTATAGCGGAACCATCGACTTCAACACCATCACGGTCGTTTTCAACGGCACCGAGTACGCCTGCCCGCGCATCGACGCTTTCGGCGAATATTTCTATGGTGGCTTCACCGAGCAGGGGCCAGTGTTCACCGAGTACCCGTTTGCCATCGAATCAAACGGTGGCGCTAACGCGGTCTACACCGAGACTGCTGGCACCTACACCGTCGCGGTGGCAGCGCCAAGCGTCGTCACTTCTTCCGATTTCAGTACAGCTGTAAACAGTTGCATCCCTACAACGCCATCAGTCCCCGTCATCAAGTGTATCGAGAACGAGACTTCTATTGATGATGTAGTTGGTAAGCTGACCTTCTTCACCCGTGACGATTATACATATATCATCGTTGCCGCAGGTACGAACTGCACTGTCATACCAGAGCCAAGCGGCTTCACGGCGCACTTCGGACGCGATAGTGGCTTGTTCTACATCTCCGAGTCATAAGGGAGCACGCCCATGAGCAAGGTAGTAATCACGCGCTCCAAGCTGGATGGGCTTGCCACGACCATCGCGGCGAAGTCAGGCGCGACGCTGCCCCTCACCATCGCGCAGATGGACGCGGCGGTTGGCGGCATCATGGTCGGCGGCGGCACGGACACCTCGCAGGACACCGTGGATGCGGCGCACCTGCTGAACGGCTACACGGCGCACGACTCCACGGGCACGCGGATTGTTGGCAGCTATACGCCGCCGACGTTTTCCACGCAGGCGAAAAGCGCCACGCCTACCACGGCAAGCCAGACTATCACGCCTGACAGCGGCTATGACGGGCTGAGCAGCGTCACGGTGGGGGCCATCCCGTCGCAGTACATCGTCCCCAGCGGCACAAAGAGCATCACAGCCAACGCGACGGGCATCGACGTGGCGCAGTACGCGACGGTTGACGTGGACGTGCCGCCCGTTGGCTCGTGGGAGCTGCTGGCATCGCAGACGTTGACCAACATAGCACGCACGTCCACTAGTGCCGCGACCGCAGGCACCGTCGCGCTCGGCTCGTCGGCGTTCACGGACACCGCCATGATATGGGTGCATGTCCGCGACACCGCAGGCGTTCGCGCGGGCTACTTCTACGGCTCGGATTCCCTGTTCGTCAATGCAAATAAGGCAACGGGCAGCACGTCTACGTTCACCGCGCCCGCAATCGAGACGATACGATGCACGACGGCAGGGGCGCTGGCTGGCTACTCAGGCGGCTACGGCGTGTGGGGATACTCAATCTCAAGCGGCGGCACGCTGACCATCCGAATGAGGTACAACTCCAACTACTCGCTGACCATCGACGGCGATTACAAGGTGGACGTGTACCGCCTGACCCCGCCTGACGGCATCGTTCTGTTCCCCGAGTAGGCGATGCACTGTGATCGACATACAATGCCCCAACTGCCGTCACCGCATGGAAGTCCTCTGGGACACGGAGTGGACTGACGGGCGCACGAGAACGGTCGACGTGCTGTGCCCCAACTGCCTGCACCGCGAGACGATTTACCTCAGCATCGAGCGCAGAGGTCCGAGTAGGTCCGAGTAAGGTCCGAGTAACAAGGCCCTCACCCTGCGGGGTGGGGGCCTTTTTTGCGTTTACAGCCAATCGGCCAATCAGCCGATTCGTTGCGCGGTTTTCGCCCGATTTGGCCCGCTTCGGCACATCGAAGGGACGAAATCAAAACTTCCGTGCATTGCGTTACAATGAAAAGCGGCGAACCCGCGATGCCTATGGCCGAGCCACGCAAACTTTCGCGGGTGTTTCCAGCAATCCGGGCCGTGTACGCTTCGGCCAAGCGGCGAGCCGTCCCGATGCGTCGGGGCGGCTTTTTGCGTCCCAGCCGCGTCCCAAATGCCGAAAATGGGACTGATTCGCAAGGTGTGGGAGCGTGTTGTAAGGACGTTTGCGCAGCTAGACACGTTGGAACACCTACGCACACCGCAAGTGGTACACTAGATAATTATCGCAACACATGCCTTTACCTGCGTAAACGTGTAAAATCGGCCCATTTCGTCCCTTCTCGCCATCAATCCCACGGCCTAGCGCGGTACGTGTCCGCGAGAACCTGTGCGATAACATCATCCGTAGGGCGGTCGTAGTACCGTCCAGTGACACCAGCGAGACGATGCCCAATCGCCTGCTCGATGGCCCACGGCGCGACGCCCACCTCCCAGCGCATCCACGTCTGCCATGAGTTGCGCAGGTTGCGGAACGGGTGGGCCATGCCCGCCTTTGTCCATGCGCGGGTGAGCCGATACTGCGGCTGCGCGTTGCCCGCGCCGTCATGCGTGAGGTACCAGGAATCATGCATACCATTTTTGATCGCGGCGAGACGCAGCGCGGCCTTGCCAACAACAAACGCGGTGCGGCTGCTCTGCTCGGTCTTTAACGTCTCCAAAACGTCCCCGTTGCGCGTCACCTGCTTGGAGACATGGACGAACGCCACGGGCACGCCTGACACGTCGCGCAGCTCAACGTCCCGCGCCGTCACGCCCAGCGACTCGCCCACGCGCAGGCCGCCGAAAGCGGACAGCAGATAGGCGGCTTCCCACCACTGGCCCGCCACGTCCATGCCCAGCAGCTCGGCAAGCGTCCATATGCCATCGTCGCGCTTCTTGACCGTGGCGCGGCTCGGCATCACATACCTCTCTCTCGCAACGTTGTGCTCAACCAATTCGTACCGAACGCCCACGTCAAGGATGGACGAGAGCACGCCCAGCGCGTTGTCTGCCTGATTCGCGCCCATCCCGTCAAGCCATCGCTGGACGGCGAGGGGGCGCACCGCGTCCATCTGCACGTCTGCCCAGCGCGGCGAGACGTGGGCGCGGTAGGCGCTGCGGTACTGCTTCAGCGAGTTTGGCGCGAGCGTGCCCAGCTCCACGCGGCGCTCTAGGTCGGGCAGCACCCAACGCCCCCATGCGTCCCCCACGGTGGGGCACGGGGCATCGTCGGAGTGCTGCAACATCAGCTCGGAGCGGACTCGCTCGGCGTCCATGCGGGTGGCGTTGCGTATCGTCTTGGAGCGGCGCTTGTAGCCATCCGTGCCCGATGCCCAAAAGCGTATGCGCCACGTCGATTCGTCAATCTGCGTGATGGATGCCCACGCAGCCCTGCGAGCCTTTTTACGGCGTGGCATGGTCACTCGCCCTCTTCCTCTTCGACCAGCGCCCACAGCTCGTCCAGCGTCATGCCGAAGTAGTCAGCGATGCGCTTACAGACTTGGATGGACGGGTACTGCGTCTTTCCCTTGCATATCCAAGAGACGCTTTGCTTTGAGAGTCCGGTCGCACGGCATATCTCGGCCTGCGAGGTCCCGCGTTTCTCAATCAGCCTGCGCATCACTTTTCCGAATGCGTACACGGCGACCTCCAACCCCGTATGTTTCAGTCAAGAAAACTATACCCAATTTCGTAAAAAGGGCTTGCAAGTCAAGACAACTTGACTATTATTGTTTGTGGCGGGTCAAGATAGCTGGACACGCCAACGGTTCGACGTGACCCCGCGCAGGCGGCTCGGAACGGCGCTACGGACTCAGCGCGTGAACAGGCCGCGCTGGCACGAGGACAGATGACCACGCAAACACACCTAACGTCGGCGTGCAGCTTCGTGGGTATAACGCACAGGCCATTCAAAGACAAAGTCGAGCGGAGGTGATTGGATGGCAAAGACAGAGCTGGAAAAGGCGTTGGAACATTACAAGGTTGACTCGGGAGAGACGAGCAGCGACATAGCGGAAGCCCTCGGAGTCACCCGCGCAACGCTCTGGTCTAAGGCTCGTGGCGACACGCCCATAAACATCAAGCAGGCAAAGACGCTTGCCGACAAGTTGGGCCTCTCATTGGAAGAGTTCTACGAGCTGGTGCCGCAATCCGAATAAAAAAGCGCCCTCACCGTGGACAGACGGTAAGGGCATGCAATGAGATTGGAGTCTCATGAACAGTCTACAGGTTTTCAACAGTGAGGACTTCGGAGAGATTCGCGCGTCCATCACTGAGGACGGAAACCCCATCTTCTGCGCACGCGACGTTGCCGTTGCTCTGGGCTACAAAGACCCGACCAACGCAATCAAGCAGCATTGTCGTGGGGTGGCAATTCACCACCCCATCGTTGACAGTCTTGGACGCGACCAGATGGCACGCTTCATCACCGAGGGCGACATGTACCGCCTAATCGCTTCAAGCAAGCTGGAAAGCGCCCAACGCTTCGAGACGTGGGTGTTTGACGATGTTCTCCCGTCCATCCGCAAGCATGGCATGTACGCCACACCGCAGACGGTCGAGGACATGCTGGCCGACCCCGACACGATGATTCTGACGCTCAAGGCGCTCAAGGCCGAACGCCAACGATCACAGGCGCTCATGGAGGACAACGCGCGTATGTTGCCCAAGAGCGTGGCGTATGACAGCTTCATCGAGACGGACGGCACCATGACCGTCACGGAAGCGGCCAAGTGCCTTACGCAGATGGACAAGACCATGAACCGGAAGCGCCTGTTTGCCTACCTGCGTGCCGACGGCATCATCTGCAAGACCAGCCGCGCCCCGACCAAGCGGGCCATTGACCAAGGGCTTGCGAAGCAGATTATGAGCGAGCGTGCCAACGGCAAGGCGAACGAGCCTTACGCAAGGCTCACGCAGAAGGGGCTTGATTGGTGCGTGACGCACTACATCAAGGCTCCCGCGCAGATGCGTGCGTAGTTATCCATAACCAAACAACCGAGCGTCCCGCTGGCTGCATCGTCGCACTTCGGTGAAGCGCGATGCTGCGCAGCTCTGGACAGTCGCAAAGACACCGCGCGAGGAACCGTCGAAAGGCGCATCCCCTTTCCTTTTTCTTGCGTGCTCAACTCCTTTCTATCGACACGACACCCGCGCCTGATGGCGGCGGTGCGGCCAAGGGGACGCTCGGTTACGAGCAAGGGGGCGCAATGCCCGACGAGATAAGGCCACGCGCCGTCTACAGCGTCGCGCAGGTGGCCGAGCTAGTCCATTCCGACAGGCGGCCTGTTCGCGCGGCCATAGACGCGGGCGAGCTGAGGGCGTTCCTGCCCAATGGCTGCTCACGCGGCTACCGCATCTTGGGCCAATGGGTGCTGGACTGGCTGGAAACGCAAGCGACGCGCGGGCTGGGGTAGGAGCCGCACCGCGCGTCTGAGAGAGAACGAGCGCACTGATAAGGGCGCTCTACGTCTGAAAGGATAGCAAATCATGATGGAGAAGATTGTTGACGCATGGCCCGTGTTGGTCGTGTTCGCGGTGCTCATGGGCGCGGCGCGTCCCGTGTTCTGGGTGCTGTGCGTGATGCTGGGGTGGTGCTAGTGTCCGTGCAGATGGTCAGCTTCACCGTCCCCTTCGTCAAGGGCAAGGGCCGCGTGCGGTTCGTCAAGCAGACGGGCCGCACCTACACGCCCGACAAGACGGCTGAGGCGATGGAGCGCGTGCGCGTGGCCTACCTGATGGCCGCTGGCGGGCGCTCGGCACCCAAGGGCACGCCCGTGCGCGTCTCGATCACGACGGCGCGACCGATGCCCAAGGGCAAGCCAAAGCGCGTCGAGGAAGAGCCGGACGTGTACAAGCCCGACGCGGACAACGTGGCGAAGCTGGTGCTTGACGCGCTGAACGGGCTGGCGTGGAAGGACGATACCCAGGTGACCACGCTCACCGTGCAGAAGTTCCCGCGCGACCGCACACAGGAAGAGCAGACCCACGTAATCGTGAGCTGGGAGGTGGAGTAGATGGCTAACGAGGACTGGCAGCGCAGCGAGACGGCTGACGTGCTCTGGGGCGCTCGCAAGCTGGTGCTTGCGGTGGCAGAGGGCATCGACCAGCTCATGGACGTGATAGACCCCATCGGCTGCTACAGGCAGGGCGTGGACAGGTACGGCGAGCCGTTGGAGCGCGAGGCCGACACCTACACGACGCTTGACTTCCTCACCGTCTGGGAGGGCAAGCTGCGCCGCGCGAACTCCGCACTTTACGAGGTCAGCGACCGCATGAAGCGGATGGACGCGGAGACGCAGGATGGCTGAGTCGTGGCAAGCGAGCCTAAAGGCGCAGGCGCGGGCGGCAACCGACAGGGAGCTTAGGCGAGCGCCACGGTGGACTGTGAGGGCCACCAACCCGCGCACCATCACGCAGGTGTGGGCGGTGCGCTACACGAGGGACATGTACGACGCGGGCGTGAGGGTGGCCGAGGACTTGAGCCTAATGTCCACCTGCTACGAGTCGCGCATCGTGTCCGACTTCCGGAACTGCGAGGACGGCATACACGTCCTCTGCGAGTTCCTACCACCAGTCGAGTCGCTTTCCGTGCGCCCAGAGTGCATGAGCGGGGTGGTCGCGGCGCTCAGGCGCAGTGGGTACCACGCCATCTGCTACGACGGCAACGGCAAGCGGTACGAGTTCTAAGCCATTTCAACCGCTGCGAGAGCAGCAGAAAGGGGGCAACAATGCCCAACATCGATTTGTCCGGAATCACCGAAGCCACGGGCGCTGGCGGCAACTACCACCTCAAGCCGGGCGGCTACGTGCTGCGCGTCATTGACTACGAGGTGCAGTTCCGCCGTCAGTACGTCCGCCTGAAGTTCGACGTTGCGGAGGGGCCGTGCGCGGGCACGTTCGCCAACGCAATGTGGCCCATCTCCGACATCGTGAGCTGGTCTGACAAGTCGCTCCCCTACCTCAAGGCCAAGCTTCGCGCGTTCGCCGAGTCCAACGACAACTGGGACTCCGTTGACGCTTTCAAGCGCGACGCATGGCAGGAGTTCGTCGGCAAGCGCGTGGGCGCGGTCGTGCGCGACCGCATCTATACGGGGCGCGACGGCTCCGACAAGACGGGCAACGAGATTTACCAGCTTTGTCCCGTATCCAAGATCACGAGCGGTGAGTTCGTCGTGCCTGGGGCCAAGGATGACCGCAAGGGCGCGGAGCAGGCGGCACCAAACCCGCCCACCGCAGCGCCCATGCCCGCTCCGTCACCGCAGCCGCAGCAGTACGCGCCGCAGCCGTACCAGCAGCAGTACGCGCCTCAGCAACCCGAAGCGCCGCTCCCGTGGGAGATGTAGGCGAGAGGGGTGACGGCGCGTGCCATCAATCGACCTAAGCGGCGTGCATGAGTTCTCGCACGTCGAGTCACCAGACGGCACGCCCAAAGGCTCACGCAACTGGGACTTGTACCGCTACGCATGCAGCCTACAGGCGCGGGGCGTGAGCGACGAGGACATGATGGCGGAATGCCTAGCGACCGCCGCGACGATGAAGCCGCCGCTGGACGATGCTGAGGCGCTGCGGATAGTGCGCTCGGCGCAGAGCCACGCGAAAGGCGGCTCGGCCACTCTAGGCAGGCGCAAGGAAGCGCCGCGCTCGGTGCCGCCCGTCCCGAGGTTTCTCAGGACGGGCCACCCAGAGCGCCTACCAGACTGGTCTGGGGTGAGCAGAGTAGCCATGGCCCGCGCGTGGGTCATGGCGCTCTTCGAGCCGCAGGAGGTGGTGTGCCTAGCGTGGGACATGATGAAGGGGTACCGCGACGGACACGGCGGCGAGATATACGCCTACGCAGGACAGCTCGCAGACCCCAGCGACCCGATGCTTAGGCAGATCGTGGAGAGCACGACACCGAATGGGCTATGGGGCACCGTGAACCCGCTGGACGGCAGCGGCAGGCGCAAGGGCGAGAACGTCACCGCGTACCGCAACCTGCTTGTTGAGTGCGACGAGCTACCGCCAGACCAGCAGCTAGAGCGCATCTGCGCCCTGCTGATGAACGGCGAGCGCGGCATCGACAGCGCAGCCGTCACGTGGAGCGGCGGCAAGAGCTGGCATGCCGTCGTGCGCGTCAACGCGAGGGACGCGCGGGACTACGAGATAGACAAGGAATGGGTGTACAGGCTTTGCGAGAAGAACGGGCTTCCCGTTGACGTGAAGTGCGGCAACCCCAACAGGTTCACGCGCGTGCCCGGTGCCATGCGTGGCGATGTTCTGCAAGCGTTGAAGCATTGTAGAAAACCAAGCGGCGCATGGCGCGGCACGGCGGCTGAATGGGCAGAGGGGAGGTAGCCTATGGCCCAAGACAGGTTTTACTTCTGGCGCGGCTACTACGACGCGCTGGCAACGCTCCAGACCGACGAGCAGCGCGGAAGGTTCGTGATGGCCATCTGCCAATACGCTTTCTGCGGCGAGGTTCCCGACCTATCCGATGACCCAATACTCAGGTTCGCGTGGATGGTCGTGCGTGACCAAGTTGCCGAGAGCGTGGAAATCGGGCGCAAGCAGTCCGAGCGTGGGAGCAAGGGCGGCAGGCCAAAGAAAACCACCGCTAAAACCACCGCTAAAAGCGGTGTTAAAAGCACCGCTGAAAGCGTAAGGTACGGTAATGTACCTAGCGGCTACGCGCCGTCGCTTACCGCTCCGGCGCTTGCCGCTGACGAAAGGCCACCAGCAGGCGTGGATGTCACGGCAGACCCGCGCTGGGCCGACGTGAAGCCCATGAGTTCTGACGAAGCTGGGCGTGCGGTTGCCGCGCTCTTCGCGTCGATGGAAGAGCAAGAGCGTGGTGACGGGTAATGGGCGCGTGGGAGAGCCAACGCGCACAGTGGGGTGGCCCGGAGTGGATGCCTGGGGCAATCGGCGGGTTCCCTCTGGACTACCTAGCCGCGCCCGAGCCGATGGCAACGGGAATCCACGCCATAGACTCCATGACGGGCGGGCTACCGACTGGCGAGGTCACGATGCTCGCTGGCGAAGCTGGAATGGGCAAGACGGCGCTGGCGTGCCAACTCGCATACAGCGCGGCCATGAAGGGCGCGAAGCCCATATATTGCAGCTTCGAGATGAGTAGGCTCAAGTGCCTGATGCGCATGGTGGCTTGCCATGCCGCCCTGCATCCCGAGCTGACCGCTTCCTTGGGCGAACGCACAAAGGAAGTTCGATGGGCTGGCGCACGACCTCACCCGGACGCATTGAGGCAGGTTCGCTGGATTCGTGAGCAGAACGATCCCGAGACGGCGGAGCTGCTGATTGCGAAGTACGCCAACGCCTACGCGCAGCAGGTGGCGGGAACGCCGCCCGACGCGGCGATGTTGGCATGGCACGACATGGACACTCAGATTAACGCCGCTGGCGGCATCCTCGTGGCCGACTCCATGCGGACGCTCGCGGATATCGAGTCCTGCGTGTCGGCGTGCGCCGAGGACGGCGCTGGCAAGCTGGTGGTGGTCGATTACGTCCAGCTCATCGACACTGGTGACGATAAGGAGTACGACCGCATGGGCACCGTGTCCACGGGGCTGCGCAGGATTGCCAAGGACTACAGCGTGAGCATGGTGGTGATATCCGCGCTCCGCAAGCTGTCAAGCAGCGACCGCAAGGACGGCCCCGCGATGGACTGGCTCAAGGGCAACAACGCTCTGGCGTATGACGCGGGACAGGTGCTCTTTCTGCTGCGACCAGAGGGCGAAGAGCCGAGCGATTCTGACGTGTGCAGCGTTGACTTGGCCGTGGTGAAGAACCGCAACGGCAAGAGCGGCGTTAGCTGTCAGCTCACGTATGACAAGCCAAGAAACCTAATCACGTCGCGCTGGCTCAAGGAGGGCGAGCGCGACACGACGGGACTCTGGATGTAGGAGATTCAGAGTCCCGCCCCTACCATCCAACACAACGAGAGAGAGAACGAGCAATGATCACCTACGAGATTCACCTGGAGTTCGTGGAGGCCGTGCTGGGCACCGCGTCGAGCGACCCCGAGATTCACGAGCGCTACATCGCAAGCAAGGCGCCCGACGCGAAGTCGCTCAAGGAAGAGGTCGCCGCGCTCGGCACTGACGCGGTGGAGGACCGCAGCATGACGCGCTTCCCGCACATGGAGGACGGCACGCCGTTCCTCTGGGATTACCAAATCAAAGGATTTTGCAAGGACGCATGCAAGATGATGCGCTACTCGTCGGACTCGGCATCCAAGAAGGTCACGAATTATTTGAAGAAGATTGACGGTTGCATCTTCCCCAGCCCGCGCAAGATTGCGCTGCATATCCCTGATTGCGTCTACACCACACCAAGGAAAGGCATATCGGTCACCGTTGAGCCAATTGATGATGACTACTTCAACATCACCATGACGGCAAACGAGGATGCGATTGGAAGCATCCCATATGACCCCGAATACATCAACTATATCGAGGTGCCATTGCTGGCCGACGGCAGGGACATTGGCAAGACCGTCGAGCTGGACGAGGATATGGAGTGGACTAGGACGGTCAAAATGTCGCGCCGTATCATCCATAGCTGCCAGCGCCCGCTGCGTGCGCAGACCGCGATGGGAGAGCGCATCGCGCTTGCCAACTCCGAAGAGCTACCCGCCGGCACGTGGTGCGACTTCAAGCTGTCCACGCTCATCGAGGACGCGCAGACGCAGAAGGCCATCGTCGAGTGGTTCCAGTACGGCTTTTTGCGCGGCATCGGGCAGTGGCGCAACAGCGGCAAGGGGCGTTTCGGCTGCGTGGTCAAGCGGGACGGCAAGGTGGTGCTGGACACGCTGCATTAGCATGGCTATGCCCTGTACAGCGTAGGCAAAGCGTCGAAAAGCGTTGCCGCGCAAAGGCAGGACAGAGCCAAGCGGAGATATGCGGGGCAATGGCAGAGCAGCGCAATGCATCGCAACGGCATAGCCAAGAAACGCGGCGAATAGCAATGGCATAGACGAGCCAAGCGCAGCAGCGGCATAGCGGTGTTCAGCATTGAGCAGTACAGAAACGGTAAGGCGAAGCGTAGACATGCGGAAGCAAAGCACAGGTGCGCATAGCGGCCAGCAGCGCGGCGATGGCACAGCAAGGCTCTGCGGCGCAACGGCTGGGCAAGGCTCGGCGTTGATGCGCATCGGCAAAGCACGGACACGCACGCAAGGCGATGGATGAGCGGGGCATAGCACCGATATGCGATGGATTAGCACGGTTGCGAACTGCGTCAGCGTTGCATTGCAAGACGGCGCGACGGCATAGCATAGCAAGGCGCGGCGAGGGCATTGGGTGGCACAGACCGCTATGCGACGGCTTAGCACCGCAGTCCCTGGCATTGCGAGGGCAGAGCACAGCTCTTAACCGCACCGATGCGCACGGCACGAGCAAAGCAAGGCGTGGGCATGGTAAGGCGTAGCAGGGCGTCGGCACGGGATAGCTCGGCGTAGGCATAGCGAGGGCATGCGGCGCGACGGCAAGGCGAGGACACGCGGGGCGGTGGACGGCGATGGCACAGCCTGGCACTGCGGTGGCTATGCTCTGCGTGGAATGGCACTGCGGTAGCTCGGCATGGCATAGCGATGGAGAAGCCCTGCAAGGCCCAGCGATGGCTCCGGAAAGCAAAGCGGCGCATGGATTGGCGCGGCAATGCCCCTGTGGCGGGCGTGAGCATGCCTATTTGCCACGCAAACGCGAAGAACGACTAGTAACCCATTTTTGGCGGTGCGGGGGCTTAGAACGGCTCCTGCGCCGTCCACGCGAGAGAGGACAGACATGGACAACGATCACGGCATCACGGGCGAGCTGAGGGAGTGGGCGAGCTGTGCGGCAACCGACCGCTTCAGGCAGATCATGCTCGCCATCGCCGACCGCATCGACGCGGAGCACGAGAAGACTATGGCCGCAGCCGCATTTATCGCTGGCGTTCCCATGACGGACGAGCGCATGGCCGAGCACGGCTGGGTCAAGCTGCCCAAAGACGCGGACGGCGAGTATATCCACGTTGGAGATGCGGTTACTTGCGGGGCAACCGTATGGACGGTGACGGGCTTGAAATTCCTCGGCGAGGGCTGGGGCATTTGCTGCACCGTCTATAACGAGTACGGCGGTAGCGGCACGAGCGTTTATCCGCCAAGTGACCTGCGCCACTACCAGCCGCCCACCGTCGAGGACGTGCTGTATGACAGCCTGAGGCACTTTGGAGCCGTGGAAGAGCGCACGCCAGAGGTCGAGGAATGGCTGCACGAGCAAGCAGCCAAGCTGCGTCTGGCTGGTGATGAGTGATGGAGTGGCTGAACCTTCCGCTTATCGAAGTGGCGCTGTGCATCGGCGCTCTCGTCGGCATCATCGGCGGCTTCTTCGCGGGCTACGGCGTGGAGAGCTGGACGGGCTATAACCGTGGATTCAAGGCGGGCTACGAGTGGGCCATGAAGGAGCGTGATGCGGAGTGAGCGCGATGTGGGAGCTGCGCGAGGGATTGAGAGAGCGCGGCGAGAGCTGGCACAAGTGGCCTGACGAGGACAGCACGACGTGGCAGGCGTACAGCAATCCACACACCGCCACCGAGAGCATGGACGGGACGCTCATCGTCACTGGCCTCACTCCCGAGCAGGCCATCGAGGCCACGCTAGGGCGCGGGACGTGCACGCTAGAGAAGGTCTGCGACGGCTATCTGTATTTCAGGGTGCATGAGTGCAACGAGTGTGGCACGCGGTTCGCGTACAGGGCCATTAGGAGCGACAAGAACGCACGACCAAAGTTCTGCCCCAACTGCGGCGCTCGCATCGTGGAGGTGGACGAATGACCGACACCGAGAAGGCCGCGCTCTGCGCGCGCATCGACGAGCTGTGCGCGGAGAACGAGAAGCTACGGAGGTACGGTGCGCAGCTGTTTGACAAGACGTTGGAGCTGGGAACCGAGAACGCCAGACTGCGAGAACTGGTGGCCGACATGTGGTTTTGGAGCTACTGCGGACACATCGACAGCGAGAGTCAAGAGAAGCAGATGGCGCACATAGACAGTGTGCTCAATCATATGCGCGAGCTGGGGGTGGTCAAGTGAGCAACAGCCTGTGGCTCGCTGGGGCAGTTCTGTTCTCGGTGTTGGACGCGTACGACAGCTACAAGACCCAAAGCCTAGTCTCGCTGGTTTTTGCTCTGCTTTGGGCGTTCGTGGCGGGGCTGCACTTCGCTGGAATGGTGATGCCCGCATGACCCCGCTCGCAGCCGCCCTCACGCGCCTGTACAAGACCAGCGGCCACACGTCACTGCGTGATTGGAGCCTTGCGCTCGGCGCTCCCTACGAGACGTTGCGCCGCTGGATGCGCGACGATGCCGAGCCGCGCTGGCTGCGCGTGCTGCGCACCATCAAGCGGCGAACGGGCGTGACGTGGGGCGAGATTCTGGACGGCCACCCGTGGGAGCGCAGGGCCGTGAACATGAGCAAGCCCGACCGCGCGACCGACTGCGCGACCGGGCACCACGAGTGCTCCGCATGCGGTGGTCACGTCGGGCCGACCGACCGCTGGTGCCGCTGGTGCGGGGCCTACTTCATCAACAGCAAGGAGGAAACCGAATGAAGATTAGCTACAAGGCGAAGGAAATCATCTGGACGGCGACCATGGCCGTGGCAACGGTCGCGTGCATCACCTTTCTCGCATGGCTGTTTGTAACCCCAGCATCGTGCGCGAGGTGGCGCGAGCGCCGCAGGGTCGAGTACGAGTACGGTACACCGCGCCACATCACCCTGTACGACTTCGACGGCGAGGTCGTGCGCGAGTGGAGCGGGAAATGCGACGTGGAGTACAGAAACGACGGCGCGGTCGATTTGGTGTTCTACACGGACGATGGCGAGATTGAGCAGCGCACGGTGGTGAGCATCGGGTATGGGCAGCTCATTGTCGAGACGGAGGACGAATGAGCCACGAAGGAATCTGGACGGAATACCGCCCGACCTACTGGGACGGATGGAGCGCCGTCAAGCGCATGGGTGACCTAGTGCGGTGCAGGGATTGCAAGTACGCGGCTCTATACCATGCAGACCACGACTACAGAGAGACGCTGTATTGCGGCTTTCATCGTATGGACGTTAGCCCCGACCGTTTCTGTGCGTGGGGCAAACGTAAGGAGGGCGAATGAGCGGAGAGATTAAGTCAGCCGTCCTGTTCAACAGGGCGCTGATTTGGATTGTGCTGATGCATCTGACCACAAGCAAGGAAGCGGCCATCATGTTCACCGTGTGCGCGGTGCTGAACCTTATCAATTCGTTCGTGGCGTGGAAGGAAGCGGCATGAGCAAGCGAAAGCGTAAGGTGGCGTATCCCACCGACCGAGACGGCACGCCCATCAACGTCGGGGACTGGCTGATGTTCGATGATGGGCCGTTCCACGTTGCCGTGCTCAACTACTACGGCGACGAGCTGGAAACCATCGGCGCGTGGACGGCTGAGGACGAGGACGGCGAGATGAGCGACAACCTACGCGCAGGCCGCATCATCGCGGGCAAGTGCGGGAAGGGGAAGTGATGAGACTTTTGATCGCGGCCATCGCGGGTTGCATGCTGGGCGGGACGCTCGGCGCGTGCGCGGTGGCGCTTGTCGTGGCGGGGAGGGATGTACGGTGAGCGACCTAGAGAGGCGTGACAGGCTCGCAGAGCCAGCGGCAGAGCAGACCTACGGCGAGTGCTTCATCGCTTTGCACATGAAGGACGGCGCCGTGCATACCATCAGCGGCGTCGTTGACCTCGTGGAGGAAAAGGCCGACATGGAGGACTACATCGACTGGTGCAGAGGCACGCGATACATGGAACCGACCGGATGGAACGTGACCGTTCACTTCGTTGGCAGCATCGTGGAGGAACACAGGAAGTTTGACGGCAAGGAGGGGGCCGAGTGATGGGCGCCCTATTGCTTTTGATCGCCACCGTGCTTCTCGGCTGCGTGCTGGTGTGCTCGATTCCCGCGCCGCGCGACCGCGAGCTGACGGAGCCGCACGACTGGCGCGAGGACTGGTGCGTGCCCGAGTGCTGGGCGGCGCACGACCAAGCGGGGCCGTGTGAGGACTGCCCGGCGAGACGGGCGGCACGGCGCGACGAGAGCCGATTCTAGCCCCGCAAGGCAAGCAAACGACTAATTACCCGTTCTTCTGATTTGCGGGCCGAAAACCGCGTCAGAAACAAGCGAGAAGGGCATCTACGAATGACAGCGAGTAAGACGAAAGACATACAGAGCGGCGGTATCCTCTTGCATGAGGATTGGAAGCTGCAACCAGTGGACTCACGCAACTGGGAGCTGTGCCACCGCTACGAAGTCCCCGCGAAGGGGGCGAGAAAGGCGAGCGACGGCAAGACGTGGCACCGCTGCGGGCGCTTCTACTCGTACAACACCATCGACTGCGCCCTGCTCTACGTGGCCGACCAGCTCATGAAGGACAAGTGCCGCGATGCCGCGATGACGCTGGACGTTGCGGCGGCTGAGTGGAAAGCGACCGTGCGCGAGCTGGAACGCGCGGTATTGGACGCTTCATGACCATCACCACCGATGGACTCTCTTGCGGCACGTGCGGCCATTGCGTGACCTATTCGCCGAGCGCCCCAGCACGCAGTCCGTGGGCTAACATTTACTCTGCGATTGTGCGATTGCACATGCAGGAGCACTACGGGATTTGCGACGTGCGCAGCCCGTCCACCGTCCCGCTCGACGGCTCGATGCGATGCGCGGGCGCTGCGTGGACACCGCGACGTTAGGAGGGCAATGTTCACAGACGCGCGAGACTTCTTCAATGCGGCACGCAAGGCGAGCCAAGACGCGGACACTATCAACAGGCAGCTCGCAGCGATGGAGCATCGTGCGCTTGGCATGAGCGGCGGCGGCTTCGAGCCACGTGTGCGCTCCACGCCCGCGCATGACAAGATGGGCGCTGCCGTGGCATCTCTAGTAGACCGCGAGACGAAGCTGCGAGCCGACCAGGAATCTGACTACAGGCTCATCGACGCGGCGTGCGCCGTCCTCTACGGCACCGACAACGAGCATGGGCTGCGCTCGCTCATAGGCTGGCCCGCCGACGCGCTCTACCATCACTACCTTGCTTTGCTCACGTGGGAGGAAACTGCTAACCTGCTTGGGTACAGCGCGAGCCACGTCCGCAGCCAGTCCAATGCCGCGCTGGACTACATGGACGCCAACGGATACGACTTCACCGTGTATGGCATCGGCATGGCAACCTAATCGCTCATAGTCATATTTCAGCAGCTCATGGCGCACGTTTGTGTGCTATGAAGTACCATGCAAATGCTTTAAGCCCTCGCAGGGATGCGGGGGCTTTTTTGTTAGCGAGGTTTGGTTATGGACAACCATTGCCGCGCCCTCGTCTATGCGGCGCTTGCCGTCGTGATGCAGGAGTTCGGCCACCCGCTTGCGTGCGCAGCCAGCGTCGCTCTCTGCGTCGTTGCCCTGCTGCGATCACTGGCATGAGCACGAACCCGCGCTACGCGAACTACCAAGCCCGCGTCAACGTGCGCAGGTGGCTGCGCTCGCAGGGCAGGCCGTGCTGGATTTGCCGAGCGTTTGGAAGAACCGGAACCATCGACTACTCGCTCCCCGCTGGACACCCGTACTCATTCGAGGTGGACGAGTTGGTGCCCGTGTCTCTCGGCGGCTCTCCTACGTCGCGCTCCAACGTGGACGCGGCGCACCGATGCTGCAACCAGTGGCGCGGCAACAAGACCGTCGATGAGGTG